GCAGTAAGGGAGCCGTTAGCCATGGTCTCACCGATTGTGATGTTGTTACCAATAGCACCAGCTATGTCAGCAGAAAGAACGACTGTGTTACCAGCGCCGCTTGCGCCTGTAACCCCCTGAGTATCGTGAGCGAGGATGGCTGCGACGATCGCTGTGACCGTATTGACTGCTGTGCAGTTTGTTCCCGAGCCAAGGGTGGCCGCCGCAAAGACGTTTGTTCCGGCTGTAAAAGTTTCGGTTGTGACAATAGCATTACCGGCTGTTCCGCCGACAAGAGCTGTTATCACACAGGCGTTTACTGCAAAGGCCGCCGCGGTGACAGAAGGATGAGGACTGTTAACGCCATCGGTTCCATTAATTGCTGCAACCAGAGCCAACTGAGCAGCCGCTACGTCAACACCAATTGAAATTTCCCCAGGAGCATTGGCTGTCCCGACTGGAACGAATATGTAGGTCTTGGCTCCGATCGTTATGGTATCGCCAGCCGTTGGTCTTACGTCCATAGTCAATGTGCCGAAGCCCTTGACCGTATTGTCCGTAATGTCGATTGCAATGTTGGTAGGCGCCGTCTTTGTCTGGGCTTCGTCAGCTAGAAACTCGTAGACATCTGCGCCGATTGTGATTGTTTCGCCATCAACCGAGATTCCGGATATGGTAAGGGTTTCGGTAGCGGAGACAGCGTTCACCGGAGTTCCAGTTTCGCCGACGCAACCAATGATTTCATCAAGTTTGGTTCCGAGACTTACCGTCGGATTCAATCGCTGGGAAATACTGTTAAGAATCTTACGTTCGAGAGTAGACAATTTGTTCATTTTATAGTCTCCTTTTCTTATTCGAATGTGTCTTTATGAAGTTTGTAAGCAATCCACGCATCCATCATAGCGGATACACTATCAATTTTCTGATCATATCGCTTCTTAAGAAGTTTGCGGTTGCCGTTTGTGTCTTCAAGCGTGATGGCATTACCCATGGCAAAAGCCATTAGTTCTTGGTCAAATATGAGCATACGCTCTTCAGATAGGGTCTTCAATTCACCAAGTGGAACCGACTCGGTCTTAATACCTTGTATAACTTTCTCAATTCCGTATGGGCCGTTCTCTGTTTCCCAACGAGTGACAAATTCTTTAGCGTTATATGGGTCGAACCCAAAGCAACGAACGTCATATTCACTATCAATAATAAATTTATCAAGATCGTCATAGACATCCATCATATCAAGAACGGTACACTCAAGAACCATGAGACTTCCTTCTTTTATGAACTCGTCATACTTTATACGCATAGCACCTGGAAGTTTCATAAGAGTTAAAGACGAAATATAGCATCGAGTCTTAATCCCAAACAATCCTTTAGGAAGGGGAAACATAAAAGTAAAGGCACAGAAGTCGTCTCCTTGAGAAAGATCGGCACCGAGGGCACATGGTAACGACCAAAAGGCCTTCTCTTTATATCTATGCGGAATGGTTTCCTCATAAGTAAAGAAGTAGGTATAGCCTTCCATTGGGATGCCAAATCGTTTGGCTAGTATATCGTTTCGAGTTGCAGGAGCGTTTTCAGCTCTCTCAACATCGAGTTGATAGGTCTCATAAGTTACTGTCTTGCCAATATTTGGTTGAGCCTTAACCCACATTGCTGGGTCGGACACTTCTGTTACATCGTCGAGTCTATAGTACCAAATTGAAACGTGCGGGTTTATGTACTCGCCCTTGAGGATGTTCATCAGTTCCATCTTGATAGTATCGCCTGAACTGTTACGGACGGTACCTTCGGAACTCATGGCAATTATGAGATAGTCATCCAGTTTGGACGCGCCTTGCTCAATCGCACCAACCACGTCTTCTCGAATATCACCAGAAAGCCATTCGTCGACAGTAGAAATCTTAGGTCTAAGGCCTTTGAGTTTGTCGATGGCCATTGGGCGAATCTCAAGTATAGAGCCAGTAAGGAAGTTTTCAACGCCCTTCTTGGTTGATGCTAACTTAACACGATTAGCCCTAGAACCTGTCGTGTTTTGTAATGAGCCTTCAGTTAAGAACTTAAACAGCGGTCCTCGCGAGCGCGTAATAGCTGTCCGAATTGGAGACATCACTTCGTCGGCTTGTTTCATTGTTGGGGCCGTCGTGATTTGGTGGGTTGTAGAGGTATCAACGTTTAGGAAGTAATCCTGTATGCAGGAACCGTACATAGATTTGGCTCCGCCACGAGCAACAATCAAATATTGCTTGTTGATGAGCCGCTTCTTAATCATCTTGCGGACATATTTTCCGCCACGATTGTCTGGATCCGGCTCGTAGATACTCCTTTCCACAAAATAATACCAACCAAAAACCTGTTCGGCCCAAAGTTTAAAAGTGTCTAGGAGCATCAAATCTGCGCCATCCGTTAGCGTAAGTTCATTTTCACAGAATAGAACAAAACCCTCAACGGCATCCTCATCGTAGTAGATACCTTTATTAGCAATCAAATCGTCTATTCGGTTCATCTCCATAGAGATTTCCTTACAGACTGGAATATTACCTCTCAGTACCTCTTCACGGAATTGCCCATAGTATTTTGGGGTGGCGGTGTTTGATAGTCCCATAAATCACCGGTTAATCCTTTGGTGTCTGACGATCCATTAGTTCTTTATATATGCGCTGATTAATGTCCCTAAGATCGTTAGTGTTTTGCCATAGGGTTACACGTCTGACTCGGTTACTAAGAGTATCCGCATTTTTGGATGCTCTATCAGCCTGATCGGTTATGATCGGATGTTTGATTTGGTTCATTGTCACTTTGCCAGCCTCTGCTAACCAAACCTTTGGCGTTTTATTAGCGGAATTAGCCAATAAAGAATCGGCATATTTTTTAGAAGCCGCTTGATACTCTTTTTCGGTTTTAGCTTCTTTTAACTTTTTTACAGCTTCGGCTTTAGCAGCCTTGTTTGCTTTTTTTTGAGCAATTTGAGCATCGACCCTAGAATTTATGTCTTTTACTTCTTTTGTTGTCTGGTATTGAGACCGTCGTATCTTCGTCCCAAGACTATCATTTTTTTGGGATTCTATAGTGGCCTTTGTGGTCATTATTGGATGAGTATAAGCGTTCAAATGCATTTTTGCGGATGCTCCATATCTGTCAGCAACCCTCGATCCTACTTTTCCGGCAGAACTTTTTCCCCATTTCATTCCAAGGACACCATAGTGCATGAGTTCATCTTGTGCTGTCATTGTGATTCCTCCCCCCTTTAATAAGCTTTTCCGACATCTGTTAAAATATCGGCAACGTATTTAGCCCCGCTCTCAATGCCTTTCTTAGCCACGTTCTTGACGGTTTCCTTGGCAATTTCTTTACCAGTAGATTTAAACAAGTCTGAAACGTAGGCCTTTCCTTTAGAAACAGAAGCCTTACTAAGGTCCTTATACTGCTTTTCAAGTTGCATTCTTCCCGTAAGTTCTTTAAGTTCAGCAGTTGTGAGGTTTTTTGTTCCTCGCTTTTTCATGTCCTGCATTCTCTTAAAATCTTCAGAAGGAGGGCCTTTTTTGGCTGATCCAGACTTTGATATCGATCCAGATCTACGAGTTCCCCATCTCATTCCTGGGACACCGTAGTGAGAAAGTTCGTTTTGGACTTGGTCCATTATGTAGTACCTCCTTCGGCTTGAATATTCAGAGTGCTATCAAGTTCAGCAATCTGACTTTTTATTGCGTCGACAAGAAATCCACTCTGAGGCGGATCAAAGATAAGACGAACCTTTAAGTAGATATAGGACTTAACTGCGTCCAAATCCTTACGCGTACCTATAAGTTCGGACCAGACATTTTCTTTATCCTTAATAGAATAACCTCCGGGAGGCCCGATTCCAAGCTGATTCAGACGCATTATCGCAGAATTGATGTATATAATTATGTCAGTATCAAACTGCGTATCGTTTTCCCCAGGACCGAGAAGTTTTTTGATAGATGTTAAAATGCTTTCCATAAACGAGTATCTCCTTTCCGACGTTCTTGCGGAAGACGTATTAAAAGCGACGAATCGCCATAATGTATTGCATTGCTAGTACTATGTGAAACGCAGACAACGTTGTCTGGATCAAATAAACAATCTGCCGAGTTCTCAATATCTTCTATTGAGATTGCATTAAGATGATGGAGTATGATGCGGTCAAAAATTTCTCTATCTGGAATTGCTAGATCACAACCATTGTCGCGAACTATCATATCTCGGCGAAATCTACGCCATTCGTGTGAGTGATAAAAGACTTGATTTAAATATCGCTCAAATCCAAAAGTTTCTCGACCGACAACGCCACCGAGTCGAACGTATTCGAAGCGTTCTTCAAAAGTTGGAATACGACGAAGTTCTCTGTATGATCTATTCATATAATTGTTCCTCAACCCAGTTTTTTCCTAACTGTTTATATTGGTTCAATTCATCTGAAGATTTTTTACGAAGTTCATCGGTTATAGTTGATACTGTTGTAATTTTAACAGTCTTCTCTGGAGAGAATAGTATTATAGGAGCTTTGGATACACCGGTTTGGTAATCATTCTCGTCTCTAACAGCATTAAAACCTTTCTTCTGAAAAGTCTCTCTAACCGTTTTTTGAACATACGGAGACGCTGCATCAAAATCTGGAGAGAAGGTCAGCGAAGTATTGACTGATGTATACCAAGCCTTTGCAGTCTTTCCAGTTGGATCTTTAGAAATAGTTTTTAACTCTTTATCTGAAATCTTATCACCCATCATGTTTGTGAAAGTATTTCTAAATTTAGAATCATTTAAAAACAGGTCATTAATAATTTTAGTTGCTTCATCCATACTTGGTGCTTTGATTTTTTGAACAGCTGTTAGTTTTAAAACGGTATCACGACCGCCGCCAAAGAAACCTTTTCCACCAATGTACTTTATGTATTTTGCATTGTCAAAGTTTGTTAATGATGCATATGATACATCCTTTAAAGGAAGGGATTGACCATTACTACGAACAAGACGCTGGAGTGATGCCCCTTTTTCAATAGACATTGATCCATCAGCTTTTACACTGATGTCTTTTGTTTTGACTTGAATATCTGACGTAGACTGAGACTTACGGCGACCCCATCTCATTCCAAGGATTCCGTAATGCGCAAGTTCGTCTAGTGGCGGTTTCATAAAATCATCTACAGTCATCATCGTCACTCCGTTTCTCGCCTTTGTATTTACTCATTGCATCCAGAGCATTAGTATACAATTCTTCAATTCGTTTTGAAGATTGAATCTGGTCAGTCTTTGCTTTCTTCAACTCTATCTCTTGTTCAAGGATCTCTCTTTCTAGTCTAGCAGGTGTCGATCCGAGTTTCAAAAAATGAGTAGTCTCTTGTGAGGAGGCTGTCCCCTCTCTAAGCCGTTTTTCGACTAGATCCATGGATAAAGAGATCATTAGATTTTCCTGGGCTTCAAGCGTTTTAGCCGGAGGCCTCTTGGTTGGTGAGTTTTGCATAGGTTCATCTTTAGTTCTCATCACTAAAGACCCCCTTTCAAGTGAGTTTGGGTAGACTTTGGGGACAGTTTAGAAATGACGACCACGCTCTTGAAAGGAGCCCCGGCTCACCACACCGGAGAAGTGGATCAACGCGTCGTCATTCCTAAACCGTCCCCAAAATTTAGCTAATCTTTTTCGATCCGATAGACATGTAATACATGTCATTGTCCTCATAAGTGGTTTTAAAGCCATATTCATCGTATACGTGTTTGGCTATTGAATTATCTTTTCGGACAGATAGATTTTTGACGCCTAATTTTTTAGTAGCATAATCCAAAAGCTGATAAGAGTATCCTTTACCCTTGTATTGATCATACACCTCAAGGTCTTCAATGTTTTTTCCATCCCACCAATGAAACGTTGTAAATTTAGCCACAGGATTGCCTTTTACATCGGTCCATTTATACTGAACCCCGGGTGTTTGGCCAAGCATAACTTTTTTAGTCTTTAAACTAAAGGTGTGGAATGTGTCAGGAGCTTTTCTAATACCCCATTTCATTCCGAGGACGCCATAGTGCATTAACTCGTTCTCAACCTGGGTCATTAATATAGGTCCTCCTTCCTCGGAATTGTTCCCCCGGAGAATTTTTTAGGAGATCGG